CCTTTGTAACCATGCTAATTTCTTTTGCAGAGATAGAGCTAACGCAATTGAACTTGCTTTGCTTATATGCGAGTTGATACTTGATAATCGTTTGAAAGAAGATGATAGAGTATATTGGAAGCTTACCGTTGAAGAACTTTATAAACTACGATGAATCACATATACTCGAAGCATAAGCATTGGATTCGTGTGGTGGAAAAGTTTGGCGAAGTACATTACGCAGAAGATGTAGTGCAAGAGGCATACATTAAAGTTTTTGAAAAGGATATAAACGAGGCTTACTTTTACTTTACGTTACGATCCCTTACAATGGACTTGCATCGTAAGAAGGTGGAGAAGGTAGAGATAACAAAAGAGATAGAATACTCGTTAATAGAAGAGAACGATGAGTATATCATTGACCTTGCGAAACCTTACCAAGATTATATAGAAACTTGGGATTGGTATGATAAGAAGTTATTCATGCTTTGGATTGAATCAGGAGTAAGTATGCGCGAAATAGCAAGAAGAACTAACATAGGTTTTATGTCGGTTTACAATACAATTAAAAACTGCAAAGAAAAAATTAAATCATGGGAAAAAGAAAACCAAAAGGGTTAGGCGATTCGATAGAAATGCTTACCGAAGTAACGGGTATTAAGAAAGCCGTTGAATTATTTAGCGAGATTACTGGTTTAGATTGCGGATGTGATGAACGAAAGGAGAAGCTTAATAAAATCTTCCCTTACAAAAAGCCTAATTGCTTAAACGAGGAGGATTACAACTACTTAAAAGAGTTCTTCACAAATAATCCGAGCCAAATTACTCCAGTAGTTCAAAGGGAATTGTCAAGCATTTATAAGAATATCTTTAACATTAACTTAGAATCTACTTCATGCTCTTCTTGTTGGAGAGATTATATCGGGGAAATCAGAAGAATTTATAACGAATACTAATATGGAAGAGAAACAGAGAGGAGGCAAAAGAGAAGGAGCTGGCAGAAAGTCAAAGGCTGAAGAGCAATCTTTAGTTGAAAAGCTATCGCCATTAGAGCCTAAAGCATTTGAGGCATTAGTTGCAGCATTAGAAGACCATAAAGATTGGGCGGTAAAGTTATTCTTCCAATATCAATACGGAATGCCTAAGCAAGTTATTGACCAAAATACAACTCATACGGTTAACGATTTCGATATTAAGGAAATTGTCAAATTCAAATGATAACAATCAATAAAAAGTATATACCATTATTTGAAAGTGATAGTAGATACTTTGTGATTACTGGAGGAAGGGGAAGCGGGAAATCGTTTGCCCTAAACTCATTTCTTTTACTTCTAACGTACGAAGTTGGGCATACTATACTATTTACTCGTTACACATTAACTTCGGCTCATATCTCAATTATTCCCGAATTCGTGGAAAAGATTGATATGGCAGAATTGCATAATGACTTTAGCATTACCAAAGACGAGATTATAAATCTTCGTACTGGTAGTAAGATTCTATTTAAAGGGATTAAGACTTCTTCAGGTACGCAAACTGCAAACTTAAAATCGTTACAAGGTGTAACGACTTGGATTCTTGACGAGGCAGAAGAATTAGTGGAGGAAGATATATTTGATAAGATTGACTTATCGGTTCGTAATTCACAAAAACAAAATAGGGTTATACTTATTTTGAATCCGACTACAAAGGAGCATTTCATTTACAATAGATTCTTTGAGCAAAACGGAGTTGAAGCTGGCGAAACATTAAGCAAAGGCGATACAACTTACATACATACTACCTACCAAGATAATATCGAATACCTTTCTGAATCGTTTATAAATCAGATTGAGCAACTTCAGAAAAACAATCCTAAGAAGTTTGAACATACAATACTTGGCGGATGGCTTGACAAAGCGGAAGGGGTTGTATTTACGAATTGGAAGTTTGGCGAATTTAATCCTGATAGATTGCAATCTTCATTCGGGCAAGACTTTGGATTCTCTATCGATCCAACTACATTGGTAGAAGTAGCCATTGACAAAAACAAGCGAAAGATATATGTCAAGGAGCATTTGTATAAACCAAAGCTTACGACTTCAGATATTGCGGTGATTAACACGCAAATTTGCGGTAAAAATCTTATTGTTGCTGATAGTGCAGAGCCAAGACTAATACATGAACTTAGCCATAGAGGATGTAATATTGTTAAAGTAGATAAGCCAGCTGGCTCTATTAATGATGGTATTGCTATGATGCAAGACTACGAAATTATCTTAGAGCCTAACAGCTCAAATATTGCAAAGGAATTTAATAACTATATTTACTCGGATAAGAAATCAGGCTTGGTAATTGACAACTTCAATCACGCTATTGATGCTATTCGTTACAATGTCTTTTATCACTTATCTAATCCAAGCAAAGGGCAATACTTTGTTTATTAGAGTAACAAATAAAAACTTAACTCGTTTATAAATTATGAAGGTAGAAATTACTATTCCTACGGATTTAAGCGAAGTGCCATTGGCTCGCTATCAAAAGTTTTTAAAGATTGCGGAGAACAACGAAGATTCGGAATTCTTGCATCACAAAATGATTGAGATATTTTGTGGCATAGATTTAAAGCTTGTGCCTCAAATTAAATACAAGGACATATTGGATATTAATGGCATCCTAACAAATATGTTCAATAAAGACCATAAGCTTGTAAAGACTTTTAAGCTTGGTGGCGTAGAGTTTGGATTCATTCCAAATATGGAGGACATTACTTCAGGGGAATATATGGACTTAGATACATATATTAACGACTGGAAAGAATTACATAAGGCAATGGCTGTATTATATAGACCAATTAAAGCAAAGATTGGAGGCAAATATACGATTGAGCCTTACTTGGGATCGGATGCTTACTCCGATGTAATGAAGAATGCGCCGTTAGATGTTGTTTTAGGAGCAAGGGTTTTTTTTTATCATTTAGGGAACGAGTTGCTGAAAAGTACGTTGACCTATTTGGAGGGGAATCAGGAGGCAATGAGTATTCTGAACAAGCACAATTCGGGCAAAGATGGGGATGGTACTCCTCACTCTATGCTCTTGCTCAAGGCGATGTTAGAAGATTTGATGATATTACCAAGCTTTCTCTAAATCAGTGCCTTACATGGCTAACATTTGAGAAACAAAAGAATGATTTAGAAGCTAAAATGATTAATAAGCAATTAAAATGAACGGATACTATTACTTAGTCAATAGGCTAAAGACTTACTTGGAAGCTACTGGATTTATTAATTCGGTTTCTATTGGGGATATTTACGACATTGACTTGAATAAGCAAACGATATTCCCTTTAACTCATATAATTGTAAACAACGCTACGCCTGACGTTCAAACTCTTTCCTTCAATTTGTCCATTCTTTTTATGGATATTGTGGACGAAAGCAAGTCAGAAACTACTTCTTTATTTGAGGGAAATGATAATACTCACGACGTCTTAAATACTCAATTATCAATCGGGAATAGATTGTATTTGGATTTAATTCGTGGGGAGCTATTTGATGAGTTAGTGCAAATTACTGGCACTCCTTCATTTGAGCCATTTGTTGACAGATTCGAAAATAAGATTGCGGGATGGACATTAACTTTTGATGTAAGCATTCCACAAGATATGACCATTTGCTAATGGAATTAAAAAATACTTATGCGCTTGTAAAGAAGTATCGGGATTATGTGGTGCAACAATCCAAGTCAAACTTGACGAGGACAAAGCACAATAATACTAAGTCCTTGTATAATTCAATCAAAGGCGATATTTTAATTGAAGATAAGTATGCTGTTGTAGGCTTTCGAATGAACGACTACGGGCAATACTTAGACCAAGGAGTTAAGGGAAAGACAAGCGGAAACAAAGCACCGAATTCAGTATTTAAATTTAGCAAAGGTGGAAGCGGAGGATTAACGCAAGGGATTAATAAATGGGTTAAGCAAAGAGGCATTCAATTTAGAGATAAAAAAACGGGTAAGTTCTTGAGCTACGATTCAACAGCTTACTTAATTACTCGAAGCATTTGGAATAAGGGGTTGGAATCTACTTTGTTTTTTACCAAGCCCTTCCAAGCTGGATATAAGAAGTACATTGAAAACGATATGATTAACTCTTTTGCAGCAGATATTGACACTTTAGTAGATTATAATTTAACGAATACGAAATGATAATTAATGCAAGAAGTCCATACTTTATTTTAATAGATGAAAGCGGGCAAGTAGGTAGTATG